AGGAGATGAGGGCAGAGGTGGGCGTCATGGGACCCTGATTTTGAACGACTTATGGCCACCTGAATCATTTTTTCTTTTATTGGATGAGACGGCAATGCCTCGATTGTCTCAATAAGCTTATTGGGATTAGCTCGCCTTGCGTTGTTCTCGACCGCGCACAGCGGCCTAAGGTTTAAGTGATGCCAACATATCTCAAGGTCCTCTTGATTGCTTTGATCGAACCATGAGCAAGGGATGATGTGGTCTATTTGCCAAAACCCGTTGACTGCCTTCCCAATGTTTTCCCATGTCATCCACTCTTCCCATTGGGATTCAATCCACCTTTTAAACTCCGCTTGCGTGCATCCAAGAAGGCCTAACATCCGTCTGCTTGGCTTTCCGGTTCCAACTGCGACCTTCTTAAATCTCCGTCGCATCATCTCTTTCAACCTAAAATGCGGCTCCGTCTTGTATCGCCTGTGATACTCCGATTTAAATCCATCAGCCTTTGCCTTATCGTTGATTTCCTTAAATCTGATAGAATGCTCCTCTTTTGCCTTCTGGTTGCGCATCAACCGTTCCGCTTTCGCTTTTTCCTGTCGCCCGTAATCAAAAAGCTCAAGGCCCCGCGTTTTAACCGTGGTTTTGATCCTTTTCTTAAAAACACTTTTGGAATCAACAACCACGCCCCGGCCTATCAATCTCCGAAGAATAGACGCAGGGTCTTTGGCCATGTCTTGAACTGTCCGAATCTGCACGCCATTTCTTTTTAGGGCGTCTCGTATCGTGTTCTTTGCGGTTTCGCGTCCAAGGAGTCGCTTAGCGATGGTTTTAATCCCAACGCCTGATGCGTAAAGCTTTATGATTTTATCTTCATCTAAGTTTGATCTGCCTGGCGACACGCACTGCCTTGAGCAAAACTGCCCAGAAGCCCCGCGCTTCGGCGCGAACTCAGCCCCGCAGTTGCCGCAGATGGCTGTGGCTTGAAACTCCTTCGGCACGCCGTGATGCCCAGCCATTTGCACCCCATGCTGTGCCGCCTTCTCCGCGCCGTAATGCGCCGCCATCTGCCCGGTCACCTTTGCAGGGCAAGATTTTACCGATTCCGCCGATTCAGCGTCAATCCTATTCGGTTCGGGATCGCGTGCCTCACTCATGGCCCTAATGTCTCATCACACGCTTGAACGCATTGATCAGCTCAACAGGATCCACCATGCCCCATGCGTTATGCGTGCGTCCGATCTCCATCTCGACACGGTGCACCAGGTTAAGGTTTGGGTTGCCTTCAATCTCGTCTTGCGTTGGTTGCTCCACATCTTCGATGATATCGATTAACTCAACGTCATGCATGGCATCAACCTGCTCGACATCCTCGACGGGTAGCACTTCTGCCTTGGCCTTTGCTGGCCGTCCTCTTTTCTTTTGTTGGTTCATAGGTTCGTTGGTTAAGCTGCCATTATCAGCAACATGAGAATGATCGCGCAGATGATCAGCACAAAGAAGCATCCAGTGCAGCCGCAGCATCCTGCTGCTCGACGCTCTTGGAAATTCTCGCAATGAATCACTCTAGCCGGAAGCTTCCTGACAATTTGTTTTCGACGCCCTTCTTTATTTGGTTTCATTGCAATTTCGTTTGTATGCCACCCAATAACCCTTCCGCCCCTTCAGCACGAGCTGCACGCGGATCGGTGATTTCTCAATGGCCAGTTGGAACTGAAGACTCCGCAGGAACTGGTGGACCTCACAACCTGCGGTAAAGCCAAGAACGTCGGTCAGGTGTTTGGCCGCGATCATCTCTCGGCCCAAAGCATATCGGAGGAAGGCAATACGGCGAGCGTTGCGGATGTAGCATCTCCTGCCGTGAGAATGCACCTCGCCTCCGTTGATCGGCAGCAGGACTGGCGACTCCCACCCGTCGAGGATGGCATCATCCAGGTCGGTGTGGTAGGTTCGCTCGGTCATGCTTAGGGATTCGCCTACAAGTTTTTGTGGCTAACGCGTGTTCTGCCAAGAGATCACAGGCGCGACCTCCTGATCTTGTCGGTGATCCATTCGGCCTGAGAGAGTCCCTTCGCCGCGCACAGATCCCGCAACTTCGCTGCGTCTTGTGGCTCCAGCCTCACGGTGATTGCCTCGCGGGGCGTGGCTCTTGGCTTGCGGCCTGCGCCTTCGCGCTTTCCACCTCGGATCAGCACCTCGACAAGCGGCTTGTCGCTCATTTTCTTCCCTCGATGGCTCATCTCGCCATTGAGTGCTTTGTTGTCTTCTCTCATGATAAAAGGGGAGGGCGGGGGATTGAACCCCGCCCGGGTTTGTCACTTTGCTGCGGTGTAGGCTGCGTTCCAGAAGGCGTATCCTTCGACTGTCTTGCCCCAGATGATTCCTTTTTGGATTGCGGTGGCGACATCGGCGGCGCGTTCTGCCATCATTTGCGGAGCGGTCATCTCGGCGGCCCTGATAGCCTTGGTGGCGAGTTCGGTCGGGAGGGTTTCCAAGATTTGGCGGATCGTTTTCATTTTGTTCGTTAGTTGGTTTTGGTTACGAATGAACAATGACACACCGTTTGATTTCGCGCAAGCATTATTTCAAACTCTTTTCACTTTATTTTCGGACGGTCTAAGAGGCAGAACCAGACACGGATGGCAATCCTGCGGATGCCATCGTTGAGGTGTTTGCTTAAGGGCGGCTTTCTTGGCCTAGATCAAAACGGAATATCCGAATGATCGTCCATCGAAACGTTCACTGAGCTTTCCTGCCTAGCTGGCGCGGGAGTCGGCCCCTTAGTTCCAACCTCCTTCCAGTTGCCAATGATCGGCCCCTTCTCCCCTGCCATGCGGCGCTCCTTGCCCAGATCCTGCGTGACGAAGCCATCGTTGCCGAACTGGTCCGGCCCTTCTTTGTTGTCGAAGAAGACCAGGCTCAGGTATTTGCCGTTCTTCCCTTCGTAAAGGGCGGTCTTGTCGATTTTGGTGACGTTGATGTTTGCTGTTCTCATTGTATTACTTTGTTTGAATCAAATTCTGTAAATCGGAATCTAGCGGAATCAAAATTGAGTTTGAACATGCCAAGCCATCCGGTTTCGCGCTGCTTCTCGACAATGATCTCGGTATCGTGCATGGAGCGTTCTTCCTCGCTCGTCAGTTTTCCGGCCTTGCGCTTCTTCTCTTTCTCAGGGTTGCGGAGGACAAGCAGAACGTTGTCTGCATTGTTGACCATTAAGCTTGAGCCTTTGATGGCATACATGCTAGGTCTTGCTCCATCTTGCGCTGGCTTTGCCAAATGCGCAACCAGATGTAGATGACTTCCCGTTTCTTTGGCAAAGTCTTGGAGCCGATTGCAAAACTCTCCTTGGGCTGGGTAATCCTCCTCCAAGCCCTGCACTCGCATCAGTGAGTCGATCACGAAATGGCTTGTCCCATAGCGGCGGTGCGAGAACCACATCATCTCCGTCAGCGAATCCTTGGTGATCGAGCCGACAACATCGGAAAAGACAATGCTTTCGCCTACGTTCCGCGCAAACTCACGCGCAGCAGTCTCGTTGATGTTCCTTTTTCCGTAGAACACCGACAGCATCTTCCGAAGCTGAGTTTCGACGCGGATCTCGAAAGAGCCGATGAAGACAGGAATCCGTGCGCCCAAGAGCTGGGCAACCATGAAGTTGAGCATGGTAGACTTGCCAGCATGCGAGAAGCCGCCCCAGATGGTCAGCTCACCTGGGCGGAAGTAAAAGCCATCTCCATTGTGCCAATCCATTTTTAGGAACGGCATCGAAAACGGCTCGGGCTTTGGTTTCACGTCCTCGACGAGGCGATCCTCCATTTCCGCCGTCGTCACCAATCGCTCGATGCGAGGGCGCTTGGCATTGGCAACCCAATCGCGTGCGTCCTCGGCGGTGAATCCAGCCAGCAGGCAATCGTTGGCGTCCTTTTTGGGCATCGCTACGATAAAGCAACGGTGCTTCCCTAGCCGCGTCACCGCCATGTTGGCGATCTTCCTCCCGGCCTCGTCTTGATCGAACGCCAAATAGATCGAATCGAACGCTTGGAGGTTGTGCCATTCAAACTCCACCCATGTCGCTCCCGTGCCGTTGGGAACCGACAGCGCAGGGATTCCCCATTGATGCCAAGTGGCCGCGTCGATCTGGCCCTCGCAGAGCAGGATTGTCTTTGATCGGTAGCTCGACTCAGGAACGGCTTGCCATCCAAAAAGGCTCGGAGCGCAATCCTTGTCCTGCCACACCTTCTTTTTCTCGCCCAGCGTCCGATATGAGCGGTTGATGATCTCGCCGGCTGGAGAGATGCACGGGAAAACAATAGCCTTCCGGTCTGTGTCGATCTCGATTTTCAGCCTCTCGATAATCTCCGGCTTCAGCCCCCGCGTCTGGGTCAACCAGGCGTAGGCGCGACCATTTGGTGATGGAGCTTCAGACTTGATTGCGGGAGCGTGGCCGTAAACCCGCTTCTCATGCTGCCTGACAGGCTCGGAGATGCCAAGGTATGTCCTCACCGCAGAAACGGCCTCTCCTGCTGAAATCGCTCGAGAGAGACGCCAAAGGTCCACTAGATCGCCGTGGTCATCGGTGGCCCAATCTCTCCATTGGCCTGCGTGCCCTCCCGTCATCGTGAGCTTGAGCGAATCACCTGGTGCGCCTGACAGGTCGCCGCAGATCCACTCGTTGCCGTGACGCCTGCCACCGGGGAGGAGCATTGGCGCAAGCTCCTCAATCCTGCCGACGAGTTGCTCGGATAGGTCTGAAACGGTCAGAAGCATCCGGCCTCCTCTTTTTCGATTTCCTCATCGGTCCAGTAGTCGGGATGGTCTCCCGCCGCCTCTCGTGCCTCGGCCTGCTTAATCCGCAGCAGCTTGGCCATGAGGTCGTCTTCCTCTTCGTGGGCGGTCTCAGCGGCGGATTGCGCTCTTGGCCATTGCGGCTCGTAATCAGACGGGCTTTTCTGGCTTGGCATGTATCCCGATGCCTTCCAAGCCCTGACGGTCGATTTCCAGCAGGCGATCTTTTTGCCTCCGTTGGTCCAGTCATTGCCCTCAAATTTGTTCCATGTCGCCTCGGCATCGCGAGGGTAAAGGCCAAGCTCTTGAAAAAAGGCATCAAACTCCTCGCGGGTTTGTGGGCGAGCCTTGCTCGCTCTCTTCACTTCACTTCCATTCCCTTCCCTTCTATTCCCTTCCTTCTTCGTCACTTGGGTGTCAGTTGCCTGACAGTTGCCTGACAGTTGGGTGTCAGTTGCCTGACAGTCCATCCACTTGACCTTGGTAATGAAGAACTTAAAGGCTTCCTTGAACCAAGATTCCGGCGCTCTTGTCTTCACTGCCATTGCTCGGGCTGTCAGGGGAGTGCCATCCTCCCGCACAAGGCTGCCACGCTCCTGACACTTGGATGCCACCTGCAAAATCAAAACCCACGCGGCGAACAATTCGGCGGCGTTTTCCTGCTCCATGACGGTCGCAAAACCCTCGCCGTCGTGCTTGTTGGGAACACAAACCCAGCGCAGATTCTCAACCGTTCGGGAGCGGTTGTTTTCAAAATGCCTTTGCCAATCCTTGATTTTGTAAATCGGGTCACTCATTTCGTTGCCTCCTTTTCGATTAGGTGGAACAGCCGTGATTGCAGCGGGACAATGGCAAGCTCCATTTCATCGCAAGCTGACAAAAACCGCTTACTGGCGACCTCAATCCATCGAATCAAGGTTTTGCTGTCGTTTGCGAGTCGGGCCTGCGTCACGGCCTTGTAGAATGAATCAACAAGGGGCGGCATGTTCTCAAGGTTGCCTTCGTGCATCGCGGTGTGACAGTCCTCACAGAGCGTCACCAGGTCGCGGCAATCTGCATCCCATGGATTTTCGCCAGTGTATTTCTTGTGGTGGACGGCAAGGGTTGAGCCTTCTGAAAAGCAAAGTCGGCATTTCCAATCGTCGCGCTCCATAACTTGTAGCCGCAGCTTTTGCCATCGCGGGTGTTTGAGTTTGTTGGAATAGTTGTTCATAGGCATAAAAAAGCCCTCGCCCACCCATCGCGGTGAGACCCGGCGAATGCACCGGCGCGATGGAGGGACGAGGACTGTTTCAAGGTATTCATTTCTACGGGTCTCACTCCGTGCCGATACGGTCGGCATCTTTAGGCTCAACAAAATGATATGGATCCGCAACTAGAAAAAGCCGAAAATAAAGCAGGCTGAACCAAAGATTGGTCCAGCCTGCAATTTAAATCAAAGCCTGCCAATGGGGCGGTAATGATTTTTAATGTCTTTAATCGCTCCCTTGTAGGCCACAATTATCTTTTGCTCTCGCTTCGGAAACTTGCGAACATGTAGCGTTTTTTTGGCCTGCGCAAGGCGAGTAAACTCACATTCAAGATAAATAATTTTGTTGTAGACGCTCAGGCCGTTTTCTTTGAAAAACAGTTCAGTTTCAGACTCAGAGCAGTAATAAGCTCCATTTTTGTCTCGGCTGTCCCCGGTCATCACGACGAAAAAACAGTTATCATTGAGCGCCTCGATTGCCTTTTTGTAACCTGCAAAAAGCGTGTCGCGGAATTTTTCGTAGGTGTCCATCGAGTTAATTTCACCTTCTGGAGACTTACCGTCATAGTCAATGTAACGCTCGACCTTGTAATACGGAGGACACGTAAAAACCAAATCGAATTTTCCTTCCGGAAGATACGTCGCGCTGTCGCTTTTTATCCACTGAACAGAGGTAAACTCGGAACATATCTTGTTGTTTGCGTCACACTGATTTTGCCTAATTTCACTGGCAACGTATTCGTATCCACAAGCGCCTGCAACGTAGCCAAACTGAACGCCGCCGCCAAAAGGATTGTAAACTCTAGTTCCATTTTTCGGCATAAAGAAACGCGCGATTACCTCACAAGCAACTGGGTCAAGAACGGAGGCATTCCCATTGTGAGCCTTTGTTGAAACTTTGATTTCTCCGTCTGCGCTAAGCTTTCGCTTGGTATTCACAACATTAGAGAATCCGGCCTCGCCCTGCCAACAGCCCTCGCGGCTTGCGTAAGATGGATTTTGAACTCCAGCCCTCTCTCCAGATTCATCAATTTTGGTTCGCCATTCTTTCTTCAATCTCAACCAGTCGCCTTTTAACGAACTCCACACGTTGCACATCGTAATATGAGCCAAAAGCTTGATTCGAGAATCCTCGAAACGGCCTTTGATCATGTAGTGGAAACCTGACATCTTTAAGTATGTCGTAAACCCAACGCTCTCGAAAACCTTTGGAGTTTCAAACTTGCTTTTAGGGTCAGTCGTAATCAAAGCCGGATAATCATCCTGGTTCTTTGAAAGAACTTCCAAAACCAGATTTCGGTAAAGCTCTGGCGAATAATGAGCTGGCCGAATAACAGATTGAAGCAAACAAAACTCGCCTACTTCATGGTTGATTTGAAATGTAAAAAAACCAGCAAACTCACCATCAACCTTTAAAATGATTGCTGAATGAATTTGCATGTTTTTCCTAGCTGCTCGCATTGCAATTCCATCTTCGATTGCGAGCTTTGCTACGTCGGACTCATAACCTGACCCAATAACACTTTCCACGTGTTCAAATGCCACCGATTTTTTAAACAGTTCTTCTTGCATGCTCTTTTTTGTTTTTTTGTTGTTTTTCAATGTGTATCCAGAAAGAACGCCGCATTGATCGCTGCAGTCCTCACATTTTCCGGTGAATACGTCCGGTTTGTTGACGCTAATGTTTACCATAGCGTTTATGTCTTTTCGCTTTTCGACGATCAAATCGCCGGAAATTACAAATGGATGGGAAGCTGGTATTCTTAACGGATTGTCAATTTGCGGCTCCAACTTGTAAAGTTCCCGCTGAATTGCATCCATGCGCCTTCCATTCTCCGTTTCACCAAATTTGGCTGAAACAATTCTAGCAACTGACCGAAGACCAAAAGCTTGCGCTCGGTAGAATTGAATCAATCGCCAATCAAGCTCTTCTTTGGTGTCTAATGCTGAAATTGAAGTGTTTAAAACAGCCCCAGCCGCCGCAAGTCTCTTAAAATGCTCATCTGATGCTGAAACCCAATGCTTTGTAATGATAACTGGGGTTTTTAACTTCCCAAGCCATTCGCAAACTTCAACCGTTCCATTCCAATCGTGCGACGGGTCACCCATCGTCCCAATGCGAAACCAGTTTGCGCCGTGCGACATGACTTTTCGCTCAATCAAAGTTTTTTCAGCCGGAATAATCTTTCTGCTCACGCTAACTGCAAAATCATAACCATAAAGGGAAGCGAGTTTGTTAGCGTAGCAAGAATCGTAACATCCGACGCCAGGTCTGGCTTTCATTCCTAGACTGCAACCTTTTACTGTATCGATATCCATTACGCCCTTGCTGTTTACTTCAACTGTCAATCGCTTGGCGTAGCGTTTGAATTTCAAATTAAGCTGAGTTGCTTTCATTTTGCTCTGTATTGCCGTTGATATTCCCGATTCCTCTCCGCGCAAATCTCGCATCGCGTCCGATTCGGCACGGCCAACCTAGCGCAGATCGCGCATCTACCGGCGGCGATCTGCTTTTCCTGCCAGCGTCGATTTCTAATGGTCTTTCCGTCTCCGTTCATTTCGTCACCCTTTCCATCTCTGCGTTGTGCAAATCGACAGTTTCTTGAAAGTTCTGGTGATTCCTGACCATTTCGACGGTCCAAGGCTTCCACTCGACCGGGACGACTTCGCGGATGTGGACCTGCCTAGCGTCCCCGCTCGCTTTGTCTTTAGCGTCCTCCTCGGTAGGCCAGATTACACACATGCATAGATCATCAAGACCGTAAAGGTTAATCCAGCCCTCCAGCCTTTTCGGTTTTGGTCGATGCTGATCCACGATTTTTCGAGTATCCGCAATCACATGCATCTCCTCTTCGGTCAAACCTTCAGTATCATCGATGACAGCGAGGATCTCCAACAGCTTTTCTGCGGCTTCCAGTAGTTCGTTTTGTTCTTTCATATCAATCAAGTTTAAGCTTAAACATAAGCGAGTTCACAGCCTCGCGCTCCGTCTCTCCGCATTGGGTTTCCACATCGCCGAAAAGCTCAATCGAAGCCTCCCAGTAGGAATCGGACATGTCGAAGACGTAGAAGGTTTCGATACCCAATCGTTTCGCGTCTTTCTTCCAGCGCGGCACTTCGTCTGCAACATCTAGAAAATCGTTTATTTCGTTCATGGTTTTGTTCCAATATTTGGTTGAACTAACGAGGATTCCTCGGTAGATGGGTATTTGGCAAGAGCTTCCAGCAAGCAGTCTGCGGCATCTACCGCCGCTTCGGCAATAACGTCCCAGTGGCATCTGTCCCATCGCGAATTTAGGACAATGGACTGCATTGCCGCCTTCGCCGCCTCAAATCGCATTTGTTCTTGTGTCATGTTTTGCTTCAAAAGTTCGGTTTGGAGGTTCTGCAAAACTGCGTCGTTTTGGGCTGCAATTCTTTTCTTCCGCTCGATTTCAAGAGCCTTGGCGAGTTGGTCTTTGTTCATGGTTCTCTCCTTTCAAAACCTTTTGCATACCATTGGGCGAGCAGACTTTTCTTTCCGCCTCCGGTGAAGTAAGCCAACCCATGCTGTTGCAGCATAAAGAAGTTCGGCCTGATCCCAGCGGACATTACATCCGCCTTCGTTGAACCGGGGTTTTGCTTTAGAAAATCAAGCGTTGCCTTTGCATTGAGAGCGGCTTGCTTTTGAGCCGAAGTTCTGCCAGAGCGCCAGTCAGATTGGACTTGCTTTTGTCCTGGTGATAGATCGTCGTCGCTCATTTGGCCCTCCCCTCTTCAAAGCGTGACCATTCCGCCATTACGCGCACCTCGGTCAGTTCCGCGATAGCCCGATCTTTCTCGTCCCGTTGCGCTCCCATTTCGAGGGCAAAATAAAAGGCGAGTCCGTAGCCAAGTCCTGTGATCAGGCAAAGTAATGCTGTTGCGTAGTCTCTCATTTTTAGTTCGTTAATTAGATTCTAATTCACGCAAATGACGCTGAAGGTTCGCGAACTTCCTGACCCTTTTACATGCCACCTTCAATTGATGGTCGTCCGATTTTGGGTCACTGTGCAAAAATGCAATTCCAAGCAAAGCGCATCCAACATTTGCGGCGAGTTCGATTATAACTGGTTCAATTTCCTTCAAAGGCAAATCACCACTTAAATCGCGAGAGATATCGTCCACAATATCTCCAGCTAGAATCCCGGCTGCCAACGAATACTCGCCGTTAGCCATTGCTCTTATATATTCCTTCATGATATATCTATTTCTTTCAATTCATATCTCCCGTTTTTGTTCTTCCTCCACCCGTGAACCAAAATGATCCATCCGGCGGCTCGTAAATGTTCCAAGGCATCCGATTCATTGATCTTGTTGATGCGGCTTTTTGTATTCGCCCAGCTTGTTGATTGCACCGCTACAGTCTCGCCATCGCGGATCGCGAGGATGTCGATGATGCCGAAAAGATCCTGTCTAATGCGAGCGTGAGGATTCCACTTCTCGACTACCTGGACTAGCTGGCAGGTTTTGCGCAGATGGGCCAAGCTGCGAGCGGTGGGGGATTGTTTCATCGTTTGTTTGCTGCGATCTCCTGCTCCCAGGCTTCCTCGTATTGCTCCGAGAACGTGATGAGTGCGGCCTTGAGCTTTTGCGTAAACTCATCCCGCTCGATGAGGATCCGAAGGCTTGCCAGACCAGGCGACCAGCTTTGGAACCACCATGCCTCCGCTCCGGTCACGGCCATGCATCCGTGAACCTGATAAAGGTAGGAATCAGGAAGGATCCCAGCTCGACGGTATTCGATGTGCGTTGATGGCACTGGAACTTTGCCCTCAAATCCAATGCTTTCGCCCTCAAGGAGGCCATCTGGCGAACATCCGAACCAGCCGTAATTGCTCTGACAAAAGCCCACCTGGACCAGCTTGTTTCCGGTAGCCTTCTCAAAAGCATCGACGGCCTGCGGCTCCATCTCAGTGCCGCGCTGCATGGCCGCGTTTTCAAAGTTGGGATTCTGCCAGCATTTCGCGCGTTCGCTGATAAGCTTGCAGATGGCCTTCTCACGCGCTCCCTCCGCGACCTTTCCTTTGGCCAAAAGCCACGGTCCAAAATTGGAAGCGGTCAGGACTCCACGGCGAAGGTCGTGCCACTCCTCGGAGCGCTGCTCGCAATAGTAAATCGTGCAGTCTGGAAATTCTTTCATGCTGATGCCAACGTTCTGGGTTTGGTTTCGAAGTCGAGACGAAGCGCCCTGTCGAGGATGTCATCGTTTGGCAGGTGGTTAATGCTCGGCAGGATCTCCGGTTTAGCCGGCTCGATTCGTGCCGGTATCACCTCGCGCTTCGATGCTGGAACCAGCTTCCCGCGCACCATCTTCGCGTCCTTGGCCGGGATCACTCTCGCCGGAATGATCCTTTCCTCGGTGGCGTCGATGCCAGTTTGGAAGTCGCACTTCCCGCCAAGGCCAACGTAGAGATCGACTCGGCGTTGCATCTTCTTTCGCTGCCTTGATGTGAGATCAAAGTTCTGGATCTGATACTCGGGAAGAAGGCGGCGAATCGCCGCAAGGTTGAATCGAATCGTTGGGTTCCCGCCCAGGTGATCAATGTGGTAGATGGAAACGTCTTTCATAGTTGTTCAAGCGTTGGGAAGCTTTCATCGAATGCCCATTTGAGAATTGTTGTGGGCTTGTTTTCTGCATGGGCCTTGAGTGCCTTGATGCCAAGGGCGGCGATCTCATGTTGCGAGAATTTACCTCGCGTCTTGTTGCTCTCGCGAATCAGGAGCTTTCGGAATGCCACTGCGGCAGGACTCCCGATTCCAGTCTCGACTCCGTTGAAGAACGATTCAGTTTTATCCTGCCCAATTCGCTCAAGAGCTAGAGATGCGAAGAAGGTTTTTCGCACCTTGCTGACGAGACCCTCAAGCACGTTCCACTTTTCAATGGCCCACTCAATCGAATCGTAATGCTGGTAATATGCATCAAGAACTTCGGTCTTCGACAATCGACGGGTTCCAAGATTCTTACCGTCTGAGTAGCTCATCCACATCTTGGCGACACTTGACTTTGTAGCGTAGCTTGCGATTTCCTCGTATTTGAACGCATCTGAATAAGTCCTTGGAGTCCCTCCATCAATTAGCGGATAAACCTTTGGATCGAGTCCGCGAACCACCAAGACAACCGGAAAAAAGTCGGCTTGCAGGAAAGCATGAAGGCGATGCTGCGCATCGATCAATGCGCCATTCCAATCAAACCGAATTGCGTCTCCCGTAAACAACCATCTATCGTTGGTCATGTCTCGAACTGCCATCTTGACGAATTCCGGCTTGAGGTTCCGCTGAAAGTCAGGAACCGCAGCGAGCCACTTCTCGCAGATCTCGCGTGAGGTTTGCTCAAGCGAGACCTCAACGCCGTTGTAGGAAAGTTTATCGATCATGCCGCGCCTCCTTCCGTAACGATTTCCGCTGCCGCCTCAATCGCTGGCTGCGAGAACGAAACCTTCGCGGCCTCGTTGGCGGCTCGATTCACCTGGATATCGGCGAGCTTGTCGCCATCCTTGTCGAGCGCATCGTGGAACTCAGGCGAGAGCGTCAGGCGCTTGGAATGGCGGCGGATAACCGTCTTCTTGGCCATCTCCTCGAAATCGGTGACCCACGGGCCGGATCCGCTCGCCTTGGACCGTTTGCGAATCGCTTCCACCTCCGCAAGCGTCATCACCTCGGTGTCGATCTCGCCGTTGGACATCTTAACGATGGAGTAAACCGCTTGGAGCTTCCCACGATCTTCCCGCCAGTTGACCGCATGGCTGATCTCGCCATTGATCCATTCAAACGAGTCGTTCTCTTTGACCGTCTCGGCCTTCCACGAAACCACCTCGCCGGATCGTTTGGCAAGCTCGACGAGTCCCTTCCAGTCCACGATCAATTGGACCTCTTTGCCGTAGGGGATCAGATGGCAGCGCCGGCCGTCAGGCTCAAGGCCAAGGCTAGAGCAGTCGAGCATGGCACGCATAAAGCTCTCCTGCGAGCATTCGGCGAGCTTGGGGGAGCGAAGTAGGAGCGTGGTGGCAACGCGCAGGAACCTGTCTGGCGTCATGTGGGAAGGCAAAGCGCGAGCAATCTGCGCACGCACGGCCTCGGAATTGATCAGCCCCTTGATGGTGCGAGGGGCTTCGGTGATTTCGTTTTTCATTCTCTTTTTTGGTAATGCGCGTATCAGTCGCGCCCCTGCCCGTTGTCGGGGAAAATATCCAGAGCCAGCCCGTAAAGCTCCTCCTCGATGGCATCGACGGCGGCGAGTCGGATGCCTAGGTTTTTCAACATCCGCACCTGGACAGCGAGGCCGTCGTAGATGAGATGATCGCACGATTCCCGTTTGCGAAGTCGAAAGGCGCGGATCTCAGCGATGAGCTTGTCAGTCTCGCGTTCATGCGCGGTGAGTAGTTGGTTGAATGTCATGGTCTGTGGATCAGGTAATCAATCGCGAGGTCGTAGTCGCGGCGCTCAACAACGGACGGGTCGAGTTCCTCCCCCGTCTCGTTGCAAATCACCGCAGCAACCTCACTGCGCTCAATTTCAATTGTCACAAGACGCTCGGCCTCGGGACCGTCGAGCAGGTAGCGCGAGACGATGCCTGATATGGAATGCGGAATCATGGCCAAATCAGATCGAAAAGGGCCGGCACATTCCAGACTGCGAACACGGCAAGCGTTGTCAGCAGCTTTACGAGAAAGTCCATGGGATCAAAGTGCATTTGAAGCGATGTGAATAAGGGTTCCAGGTGCAACGTCGAAAAAGGCGACAGGCTCAGTTCTCCGCTGGGCCTCGTAGCGAGCGCGAGCGCGTTCAAGGGCGTCACGCATCGCGAAATAATCTGCGTCCGATTTGGCAGCGACTCCAGCCTCGAAAGCTCGGTTGAACATGTCGGCGACCGAATCCGCCGATGAGAATGAGAGGAACTCCTCCATGCGTGCGCGGAGGTTATCCGCTTTTCGATTTTGAAGAATGCTCATGCTTCGTCCTCCTCGGGTTGATTTGCGGCGGAACGAATAGCTCGCATAAGCAAGCGGCGAGCTTGCGCGGAACGGCTCCGGTCCTGTTCTTGTGCAAGGGCGTCAAGCATTGCGCCCTCATCGTCTGGAATTTCAATGTTTAAGATCATCGTTTTTTCGTCGGCGGATCATCCGCTGACGAGGCCATGATAAATCCCGCTTTAAAACTCGCAAGGGATTTTTTTAAGGAAAACAGAAAAAACCTTAAATACCTTGCTCTGCCTTGATTTCGACCGCATCGAGCAAAACGCGAGCGGCCTCGATCATCTGGGCCTCTAGATCCTCCTGCGGCCAGATCCATTCTTCGCCGCTGCCACCATCTTGATCCGCCATGCGATGCCCGAATCCGCGCAGACGCGCCGGCAGGTCGTCTGGATCCCATGGGCAATCGGTCGCAGCTTGACCTGAGCGATGCAGCTCGCAGACGAAATTAATGGGAGGGCAGCAAAGGCAAATCATGCCAAGCCCTTGAAAACCGCCCACTCTAATTTCCTCACCGTCTGCTCCTCGACCCAGTCCCCCGTTTCCGGCGAGATTGCAATGGCGTGCCTCAGGTCGGCGATGAGAAGATGCAGCGCCTCATGCACTGCGACCTCGGCGGTCTGGTTTTCCCGGTCGCACAAGTCAGGATCCACGCGCACGATGGCCGTGCATGAACCAGGATCCGGCTCGATACAGGCGTAATTGCCAACGCCGGGATCGCTTGAGAATTTGACGTCGTAATGAGCAAGGCCAAGAGCCTCTTGCGCTCTGCGGAAATGTCCCTCAAACGCGCTCATCGGCCTTCCAGCATGTTGCCAAGCAGGGAGCGCCCTTCCCAGATTCCCACATTGATGTGGAGGAACTCCCCGCTTTTGGCGATGACCTGGTAGCCGTAACCGTGGCTCCACCCAGTTGGGTCTGAATGCCGCCACAAAGGTTGACGTTGGCAAAGACAGCCGGGATTCCACGCTTTGACCAGACCGACGCCCGGGAGGACGCGCGTTGCACTGTCCTCGCGATGCGTGTGGGCAAAGACGACATTACCTGCCGTCCTCGAGACGGAATCGCTGGCGGCGTTTTTGGATCCGCTCAACTCATGCACGAAAAAGATTTTCCCCATCTTGATCCAGCCAGGAGGCAGGCCCGGAACGTGCGTCTCGGACCGCCGGTAGTAAATTATGCCGCGCTCTTTGAGCTTGAGCAGGAACTCAGGCGCGTTCAGCTGCCGCAGGAACTCAGCATCTCGCGAGTTTGAAAGAGTCTCATCAATCACCCAACGCTCGACTCGGTCCTCATGGTTGCCTTCAATGTAATGGATCTGCGCGGAGGGCGCGGCCTCTTGGAGCTGATCGAGGAACCAGTTCCCATGCGCGATGTCATCTTGGTAGCTGTAGGTCGTCTGGGCGATGTAATTGGCCGTGTGATGCTTGGCAAGGAAGCCGCCACATTCCACGATGTCACCGTTGAGGATGATTTCATCCGGCGACAGTCGGCGCACATCGCCAAGAAACGCCTCGACGGCAGCGCGATCCATCATGGATCCGTGGACATCGTTTGCGATTAGCCTGACCGTCTCGGTTTTGACCCTTGGCCTCGGCTTGTATTCGTTCTTAATCGGGAACTTTGCCGCTCGCAAGGCATTGTATTCGTCCAGCGCATCGTCGCGATCCTTGCGCAGGGCTGATGCTTCAGCTCGGGCTTTGGCAAGTTCAGCCTGAGCCTTAACGACGCGGTTCATTGCGTCGGAGTCGCTTACGAGGCGGTCGGAAAGATTGATTTCGTCGCTCATGTTTTATCTGAGGTATTGTTTAGCCGTCTCGGGTGACATCACGCATTCCTCGAAATTGTCGGGAGCCATTTCCACCCATTTGATGCAGTGCAGGGCCTTCGCGTGCCGGCGGATTGTATCCTCGGACACTCCCAGATGCTGCGCGAAGTCCGCGACTCGGTAGCAGACTCCGCGCTTGATCTCATGGAGTCTTCGGCGGCAGTCTGAGCCTTGGGGCTTTTGTGGCATGACGCGCTTCTGATTTAGTGGAATGGCCTCCAATTCGCCCTGCGTGTCCTCCTGTGGTCCTTTCATCACCTCGCCCGTCATCGACGCTCTGACCTCGGCAACCTCCGCAGATGTGACCGCAGAGAGGTTTTTCGAGATATCGTAGTTGGCCGCGCTTGGTCGCTTCTCGATGGCTGCCAGAATTCTGTCTCGTTTTGCCTCGTCCATGATGTTATCGGTATCCGCCGGGGTAATCGGGAAAATCGTCATCGTCGTCGTTTTGGCTGCATTTGAGGACGAGGACAAAAGCCGCGATCATCAAAAGCGAGCCGAAGATAACGGAAGGGATCATGCTTCGTTCTGGGATGTTTTGCCGTCACTGGCGACCGTTTCGAGCGTATCGGTTCCAATGTCGAAACCTTTCGGCCATCGGTAGCCAACGATTCGCGAAGTGTCGAAGGGCTTGACGTTGACCGCATCGCCTTGGTTGCCGCCTAGAACCATGATGTTCCCGTATTGGTCCCTGCCCGTGACAAATCCAACGTGGCCGGATCCGCTTGATTTCGATCCGCGCCAGAAAACAACAATCGCACCGGGGATCGGTCCACAGGGCTGGCCCCACTTTTCAAAGCTTCGCGCCATGCCACTGCGAGTTCCGGCAATCCCGCAGTCCTCGAGCATGGCGTTGACGTATCCCGCGCACCAAGGGGTCTCGTCGTCGGAAAAGTATAGCTTTGCGAGCTGCCAGTAGGACAAGATGCGCTTGCTATGCTGCCGCCCAGCGATCTCGGAAACGCCGATTTCCTGCCTTGCGCGGCGTAGCCAGATTGGTTCGCCTGCTACTTTCGGAGGTGCGACCGATGCTTGCGGTTCTTTGCGTAGCTCGGCCAGCGTAATCGGCCCAATGTAGTCGCGAGGCGATAGGGCTTTTGAGACCTTGAACGCGATGATCGCCGCTCGGGTTTTCGGCCCGATAACTCCATCCATTGCACCTGGATCAAAGCCGTGGGCCTTGAGGCGCGTTTGGATTTCGGCGATCTCAGTTTTGGTCATTTGGTCCGCTTACGTTTTTCCAGCGCCGACATCACGATACCGACAAGAGCGACCGCCGCGCCGATACCGGTCTGGAGATCGGCCTGCGATACAATACCGGCTCCGGTTGCGTAGCCGCCCGCGATAGTCAGGCCGTGACGAAGGAGTAGACCAAGAAGAAGTTTCGTGTCCATGCCGGACCGCTCAACAAAACGAACGAAAAACGCAAGTTGAAAATCTCCTTTGTTTTGTGGAGGGATTGCAACATGGCCGCAAAAGCAGACCTAAAGACCACGATCTCGGCAGACATGACGGGATTTGCTGCGACGATGCGACGAGCTGGAGGGCTGGCTGCAACTACTGGGACTAAAATCGGGAAATCGTTGGGCGGCGCAGGCAAGGCTTTGGGCGGAATAGCAAAGACCTCGGCCATTGCTGGCGCTGGGCTTGCCGCCGTTGGAGCCGCAGCCGCTGGCGCTGGTTTAACGATGGGCATTAAAAACGCCGCAGACCTAGGAGGAAAACTGGCAGATCTTTCTGCGCGAACAGGAATCGCCGCCGGTGATCTGGCGGTAATGGGGAGGGCCTTTGAAGACAATGGCGTCTCAGCCGACAAGATCGGCGGCGTCATCAACAAGCTTCAAAAGGGAATTACAGAGTTCGGCAACGGATCAAAAACCGCAGCAAAGCCTTTTGAAAAGCTTGGCATCTCGTTCGACGAAATTTCAAAGCTCAATCCATCAGATCAATTTCAGCTAATCCAAAGCAAGATTGCCGCAATCCAATCGCCTACCGAAAGGGCCGCTGTTGCCATGCAGCTATTCGGGAAATCAGGCGGGGAGCTTTTGACGCTTTTCGCAGATGGCAAGGCATTTGCAAATGCTGGAACATTTTTGGGAAGCCAAGCTGAGATTCTTAACCGCAACGCCGGTCTCTTTGATGAGATTTCCGACATCCTTGCAAGGGCAGGGGAAAAGTTCCAAGGCTTTTTTGTTGGCATCCTTGACGTTATCGGCCCTGCCCTCTTAGAAGTTTTGCAAAAGTTCGATTCCTTGGACTTTGCCAAAATGGGCCAAGACGCCGGGGGCTTTATTATGGAAGCGGTAAGCATGACGGGCAAACTGCTCGACATGGCCTATCAATTCGGTCAAAGGCTTGGAAATGGAATTGAGGCTTCTGGCATGCTTCTTCGAGAAGTATTTAGTGCTGATTTCTGGGTCGCTCAGGGCAAGCTTATCGTCGCGGCAATGGGAGATGGGGTAAATGTCTTGATTGCTGGCGTCAAAGCATACGGCGCAATGCTATTGCAGCTTTTGCAAGAAATGCCCAATCTAGTTTGGAATGCTTGGAAGTTCCTAACGGATCCTTCTTTCTGGTCAACCGTGAAAGACTCTCTTCTAAATGTTGCATTATCGTTTGCGGAATCGTTTACGAGAATGTTGGGGAAGGCTTTCGGCCTGTTGAAAAACATGGATTTTGAAGGGCTTAAACAGATGGGCAAAGACATCATGGAGCAGATCAGCGGAGGCGGAAAGGATGGTTTCAAGTTTGAGGTTGGCGACAGTGTAAAAGATTCGTTTGATCGGATTTTTGAAGCTGGCAAAGATGCATTTAAAAACGCCGGGGACTTTTTCGACACAAGCGCCTTAAAAGAAGACGCCATGAAAGCGTTTTCAGAAATAGGAGGGCAATGGAAAGAGATCTTGAATCGACCTGTTGAATCCCTGCCGAAAGCATTGGGTGATTTTGTGCAAAAATACAGACCGCAAATTGAAAAGATGGCAGGAACTCAGGCAGGAACAACCACCGGAGCTGCAAGCACTGATGGGGCAGGTCGCGTATTCGGAGAAGCAGTTCGCCCCTCCAACCGTGTATTCGGACAAGCTGGTGCGCCGCTAGGAACTGATAACGTGTTTGCAAAAGATCGCGCTCGACTTGGCATTGCCTCGGGAATGACAACCGGGGGACTTGGGGAAAAGCGCCGTCTCAATACATCGGCAAACGACAAAGAAGCGAAGAAGAATCTGTCGCTGCAAGAGCAACAAGTGACATCGCTGCAATCCATCGAAACTAAAATCGGCCAAGCCATTACCGTTAACTGACATGCCAACCGCCGCATCTAGAGGAACAACGTCATTCCGCGATTTTTCAGTCGATTCCGCTAAGGGGTTCGACGGCCCTGACACATTGACCGTGACTCGTCGCGGCGCTGTAGGAACTTCAAATGCACAGCTTAATTCGGAGTTGGCGCAATGGAAGCGAGGCGCGGCGCATTCAACCTACAAAAACATGTTTCTTCAGACCGTATCGTGGCAGGAGCGTGGTCCGGTTTGCGATGTCGTTCTAAATTACCTCGGATTTCTTGACGCAACCGATACGGACAAAGGCGTCATCGACATTACTGATGACATTGCAGAGGAAAGCGTGACAATCACCACCACAACAGGAGAAAACGTCAGTTTCCGGTATTTTGCCCAGACTGCGACAACGCGATGGATCAGCAGATCAACGACATATCCCAGGAAACCAAAGTTTCCCGGCGTGGTTCCAACAAGCCTTCCGGTGGGCTTGCTTCGACAACCGAATCCGCCAAACTTTACTGGCGACATCGCAGGCCAATATGAACTTGAAGGCGTGCTTGCAGGATTCCAGCGCGTGCGTCTGGCAAAGACTGTTTGGGCAGTGACGGAGACATGGAAAAATCTGGTTGAACCAAAAGCAGCAGAGTGATGAGTTACTCATTCCCAACATTCAAAAGCGGCAACACGAACTTTGCCAACGCGCTAAATGCCGTCGTTGCCGCTGCGAAAAAACACGGCGTCAACCCTGGTGGCAGACCGGGATGGTCAGAGACAGAAAACGGATGGCTACCGCCGCACATCTTCAGCACCGCGACGAGTTCTTTTAGATGGGACTTGGAAAGATCGAAGATTGAACCAGAAAAATGGACTTTGCTTAACCCTTCCGTAACCTATTCACTAGAAGATGTGACGCAGGAAGTCACAATAGAAATGGAGCCATTTGAGCTTGCAGAAGATAAATGGGTAGTCGCTAAGATGGTTGGGCCAATTAATGATTTTCTCTTAAACCCGATTATTACAATTGAGGTTTTGGCGGAGGCCGATTGGGAAAGCTACCCTTCTGCCTACGAATTCGGCCCTGATCCATTTGATTGGCAGGTTACGCGAATCCCGCTGCACAAAGTGGAATACGTTGAACCTCCTGAGCCTGGCGATCCGCCTAATACGGGAGACGCTTTGTTAATCGCTGAGAATGTTTATGCCACCAAGCTAATCGGACCCTACCCAACGCTCGCTTTCACCTTGGCAACCGTGCCAGATGAAAACAGGACGCGAGTCGTTCCAACGTTCTTATGATCGCTCCCTTCCAGAATCGCTATAGCATGGCGTGGCCGTTTGCTGCGGAAAGCGCGTTCCAAGAGATTGATACAGCCGCAGAGTTCCCGCGATGGAACGTGGCTGGCGATTGGCGAATGCCGCCGGGGAAGGTTTGTGATCTACTAACGGCGAAGGAGTTCAATTTTTCGTTTGAGTTCAACTCTGCGGCTTTTAACACGGAATTTAGCGAAGATTTTCCAGAGGACGTAACCCATTCAGTTGTCTGCCAAAGCGGAACTTGGAAATACGATGCTCCAACAGGATTGGAAACTTACAATCTCGATTCGAAATGGGACACGCAAGTAAAGCTATTCCAACGAGACTTTGACGAAATAGAAGCGGGGGAGTTCATTAATTTCAGCCCCGGTTACATACCGCAGGGATTTGCTGGATTGACCTACTTTCGGACTTTTGATGTCCCTGAAGAATTTGGAACGAACTGGGCGTTTAGCCTGTTAATGACGGCAATGATTCCCTTTCCAACAAAAAATGAATCTGGAGATTACGTATGGGGCTGCAACGGCATGATAAATGGAAGCGCCATTCGATCGGAAGAAGGACTCGATATCAGACAATACGGATTCTCATCGGCTGGATCCTCTTACCTAGGAATTAATGATCGAGGAGGACCGGGAGAAGGGCTTGGCGGGTCTTTTACAGACCTTTCAATCTCAATCGCAACTCACTTCCCAGCCTGACCCAAAAATTCAAAAAGGTCGTCTGTCTTTTCGCTGGCGGAAATATGCTCCTTGCGAATCTTTTCGACATCGGGGATCTGAATCTGCGCGTTCAACCTTGCGAACTTGTCCCAGCTCTCGCGTTCCATGTTGTAGCTCCATGACTGCTCGACTGCGCGACTCAGCCTGGTAAAGGCAACGGCGGCTCTCCATGATGTCACGCAAGCAGCGGCGAGCAGGACGATAGCAGCGGTCACAATCGGATTGACCTTGAGCGCCTTAGCAAGCGATAGAGCGGCGTCTTTCATGGTTAGGAGATGACCCTCCATTCATTGGTGTTGCTGCGCCAAAGATGAATTGGGTTTGATGTATGGGCCAAAGAAATGGATCCGGTCGTGCTTCCGTGGGAAATCAGCGTGACGCCAGATCCTTCGGCAAGAGTAACGGAGCCGGATGATTTCCGGTTTACGATCCAAAAATGGCTATCCTGCACCCATGTCGTGTCGGCCTGCGCGGAAATTGTCACCGTCGATACTCCGCTGCCGCATTCGATGTATTTTTTGTCGTGGTCGCCGACGATTAAGCTCGTATCGGTTGAAAGTGTTACGACTCCACTAGGAAGTGCCTCAAGCCCCACCGTTGAGCTGAGATTGCCGCCTGAGAGCGTCAAGCCAGTGCCAACGGTGATTTGCTCCACTGCGCCCGTCGAGGCCGTGGTGCGCCCTAAAAGCCGCGCCGTTGACATCGTCAACCCTGAGCTGCCAATCGCGCCTCCGCTGGCGTAATCGGTTCCGGCGGTAGCGGCAGACAAAACGCCGCTTGTAAGTTTTGCAATGCCGGTCGTGGTCGCTCGCTTCAGTTGCTTGCCATCCGTGCCGTTGAACAAACAGACCTCATTTGCGACAGAAGAGGAGAGACCATTTACAGGTTCAGCGATGACCGCCACATCGAGCGGAAAGTTGCGCCAGACCTTTGCGTTGGTCGATGCGTTGTAGTCATCCGGTCGAATGGTCGTCGGTGCGCTTTCTGCATCCGTGCTTGCAATCAGTTGGTAAA